AAGGGTTCAGTTGACGGTAAAACATTTCGTTGCTCTATCAGCGTTAGCACCCGCGAAACGCTTGATATGGAAGCAGTGCGCGCTCACTTGTCACCTCAATTCATCCGTGCTCACACTAAAGTCAGTGAGTCTCCCGTTGTTCGTATCACTGCTAGGAGTTAATATGAATATCTTCTATCTACATCATTCCGCTCCCCTAGCTGCCGTCATGCATTGTGACTCACACGTTGTCAAAATGTCGCTAGAAACTGCTCAAATACTTTGTACCGTTCATCACATGCATGGTAACGGTGCTAATGTTCCATACAAACCCACTCACATCCATCACCCCTCGGTTATATGGGCTGCTGAGTCCAAGGTTCAATACGATTGGCTACAACACTTAGGCGTTTTCTTATGCCGTGAGTACTTCAAACGTTACAACCGTCGTCATGCTTGTGAGAAATACATAACAGGTGTTTTAGCTGAGCCCCCTGAGGCGTTAATGAAAGGCAAATACTTATGGCGTGAGCCCCCTCAGGCTATGCCTGATGATTGTCGCGTTGAGGGTGACGCCATTACCGCGTACCGTAACTATTACCGCAAGTACAAGTCTAGTTTTGCTAAATGGCGTATTGGCGGTATCCCCGCGTTCATGCTTAGTGGTTATAATGACTACGCTACTGATTATTTGAAAGAGGTGCAATTTTCATGATTACATACGATCCTAACCTTCCTTGGACTGACTTTGCCAAGCATACCATTCGTACAGACGACCTAGATCCTGTGTACGTGGCGTTAGCTAGATCCGACATACCAGAGTCTATGCTAATGCGTTGGTGTGCGGCGTTCATCACATACTATCACATGGGTATAGCTTCTCAGGTATGCGAACTGAACGGTGATAAATTCTGGGAGGGGCTCTTTAACTGCTATGATAAAGCTCCTAGAGCAGCTGAAAGACGTCATTTCAGGGGGCAATCAGGCTTAAAAGCGATGAAGCACTGGGTAAACGTGTACAAAACCCCCGAAAACTTCTTTTCTGCCTGCATGCAACCATCATTCATGAAGCTTTTGAAAGGTAACATCCCTCAAATAGGTACATACTTCTCTTGGAAGTGTATGGACTTGCGTGAGGCTGTGTTCGGATATGATGTTGATTGGACCGGCGCTGAGAAGCATATGGTTCAGTTGCCAGTGCAAGGTCTAGAGATCATATTTCCGGGAGTGCCCTCCGATAAAGCGCTTCTACAAGTAGTCGATCAAATCAAGTACTTGAAAGCGCCCCCACGCTACACTCGAGACTGCGGCGTGGCGGAAGCTGAAACTATCGCCTGCATGATCAAAGGCTACTATAAGAACGGTAAGCCTATCGGTGCAGACATCGTTGACAAGCGACAAGCCTTAACCGGCTACGGCTTCGTGGCTGATGAAATTTTAAAACACATGCCTGAAGAACCTTTCGATACGGAAATCATTTCATGAATCACATAATCAATATCAGGGGTACGAACGGTAGCGGTAAAACGACCGCCGTTCGTGCTATTATGTCTAGACTCACCCACGTGCGTGATTACACGACTACAAACGGCGTTTTCACTCATGTATACAGAACGCCGGACAAGACGCCTGTTATCTTTATAGGCAAGTATGATAGCGCTGCCTCAGGTGGGGTTGATCGTGTAAAGAATGTTCGTGATTTAGTTGAAGCCCTATCCGAAGTCTCTATGTATGCGCATGTTGTCATGGAGGGCTTGCTTCTTTCTGGATTACAACAGCTGACAATGGATATCGCTGCCGCGTGCTCTGAGAGCTCTCAGTTTCATGCGTTGACTTTAGATACGCCTAAAGAAAAGTGCATAGAACAAACGCTGAAAAGACGCGCCATCGTTGGTAATGAAAAGCCTTTCGATCCTAAGAAATCTTTGATTCCTAAGTACAGAGCCGTTGAGTTGGCTCATGCTAAATTAAAGGCAAATGGCTATGATGCGAGGGTAGTTAGCCAGCGTGACGCTGTAGCTATAAGCCTTGACCTCATTGGGATGAAAGAAGCAGCTGAGAACGTTATAATTTAAACTTTAATTAACGAATCGATCAATATGCATAATGTAATTTCTATACGCGGAAGCAACGGCGCAGGCAAGACTTGGGTTGCTAAGCGTATCATGGAGCATGCAGCTCCGGATTTCATAAAGACGGCTGAAGCTAGCAATGGCGTGCTGTTAAACGTGTTTAAAACTTTTGTAGCCCTTGGTAAGTACGATCGCCCTACCGGTGGATGTGATACGATTAAAACACCTCAAATGGTTTGGGACGCGGTCGTCGAGGCAGCTGAGTATACAAACGTCTTGTATGAGGGCGTTATCGTTGGAAACGTGTTTGAACCGACAATGATACTGAACTCTAGACTAAAAATGATTGGAGCTCGTCTTGTCCCCATCTGTCTTAGTACGCCGTTCGAGCAGTGCGTGGCTAACGTGAACGCTCGCCGTGCGGTTGAAGGTAAGCCCCCTATCGCTAAGACTGACAACATATTGACAAACGATAAAAAGAATATTTCATCAGCTAGAAAACTGTACGCTGCCGGTCTAAAGCCTCACTGGGTTAGTTCAGACGAAGCCGTACCTATCGCTTTACGGGAGCTCGGTTACAATGTTTAGTACTAAGAATAATATGATACGCAAGATGGCTTATTTTGTAAGCGAGCGTGAGAACATCTTGTACAATAAAATCATAGACCCTACACAAAAAGAACCTTGGACTGAGGACGAGATTTTAAAGAAGTACCGCTTCTGTAATATCCACCGTATAGACGATCGTGTATCCGCTTGGATTGTTCAGAACATCATAGGTCAGTACAAAGACCACGATTGGCTTTGGATTATGCTTTGCATCGCGCGTTACATCAACTGGCCTCCAACGATAGCTGAAATCATGGAAAAGGGTGAGTGGCCGGTCGATTCATTCAGCGCTACGGCGTTTGGAAACATAATCGATTCACGTATGGCTAGAGGTGATAAAACTTGGACAGGCGCTTACCTAATTACTGGCCGTAACATACCTAAAGGCATGGGAAAAGGGTATTTTATCGCTAAAAACATGCTAGAACCTCTATTTTCCAACGAAACTATACCCCATTACCTAACCCACACGAAGCCTAAAGATCGCTCCATAGAGGAAGTTTTGGCGCTTTTTAAGGGTGTTTATGGGTGGGGCACCTTCATGGCAGGACAAGCTGTAGCTGATATGACGTATTCGCACTTACTAAAAGAGGCAAAAGACCTCTATTCATTCGCGCCTATCGGTCCTGGATCCACTAGAGGTCTAAACCGTATTTACGGCAGACCGTTAGAACAGATAGCGCATCAGGATACTTTTAATGAAGAACTGATGGAAACGCTAGAGCTCGCCAAAGGGTGGGCTACAATCGATCTTAGCACTCTTACATTGCACGACTGGCAGAACTGCATGTGTGAGTTTGATAAGTATGTCCGCGCATCTAATGGCGGTCGTCCCCGTGCCAACTATTCCCCCGAAACTGCATTTTAAGGAGCCCATGTGATAGCCTATAACGTAAGAAATGTAAACCACGCCTTCCCTCTTGAAGTGAACGGTATTAAAACTGCTGGAGTGCCCCGTAACTCTAGAAATGGTCCAGTGATTGAATTTAGCGAGCCGGTAGCCACTACCTACGCTAAACCCATGGAGCGCGTCTTATTCAACGAAGCCCGTAACTGTAATCCGTTCTTTCATTGTATGGAAGGGCTTTGGATTATCGGCGGGTACCGCGATGTTGAATTCCTAGATTACTTCAACTCTCAGATGAAAAAGTATAGCGATGACGGCGATACGTTCTACGGCGCTTACGGCTATCGTTTGAGGCACGGTCAAGAGTTTGATCAACTTGAAAACGCGATTGAGCTATTGAAGCGTAATCCTGAGGACCGACGCGTCGTCACTACGATGTGGGACGCTAAAAAAGATCTAGGTGAAAACAAACTCGATCACCCCTGCAACACTCATATCTATTGGAAGGTGCGTGACGGGCAGCTATACATGATAGTTTGCTGCAGATCAAACGATCTATTGTACGGTAAGCTAGGCGCTAACGTCGTGCATTTTAGTATGCTTCAAGAGTACGTTGCTGCTAGAAGCGGTTACAAGGTCGGTCCTTACACTCAGGTTTCAGACTCTTTGCACGTCTATACGGATTTAGAAGTTTGGGATAAAGTCAAAGACACTTCGTACGTACCCTTGGATTATTATGAGTCCGATTACGTTGAACTCGCCGTAAAACCCTATCCGCTAATGGATAACTGCGATCACAATGACTGGAAAAAAGACTTAGAAAGTTTCATGCTCGACCCGCAAGACGAACACATTTATAAGACTCAGTTCTTCCAAGACGTTGCTCAGCCGATGGCTATGGTTTGGTGGCAGCATAAAAGAGCGCGTAACGGTTTGATCTACGTTGACAGTATTAAAGCAACCGACTGGCGTGCTGCTTGCAAAGCGTGGCTCACTCCAAAAGAAAACGACAAGTGATGGATACACTTACACTAGACTTTGAAACGTACTACGATCCAGCATCATATTCGTTATCAAAGATGACCTCAACCGAGTACATTCGAGACTCGAGGTTCCAAGCTATTTGCTGTTCGTTCAAACTTAACGACGAGCCTACGCATCTAGCTTGGGGTGAGGACATTGGTAAAGCCTTCAAGCACTACGGGTCTAAAGTTCGCGCTATCTGTCATAATGCTCAGTTTGATGGAGCCATCGCGGCAAGGCATTACAATTGGTTTCCTACTCAGATCACGGATACGTTAGGGTTAGCGCGGTCGCAACTTCGTTTGAATTCTTACAGTCTTAATTCTGTCGCAAAACACCTTGGATTCGGTGAGAAGCTAGACGGGCTATCCGTTTCTAAGGGTAAGCGCCTAGAGGACTTGCAAGACTATGAGCGTGAGATCTTAGGCGAGTACTGTATTCGAGACGTTGACTTGACAAAAAGAATTTATGATACTCTGATACAGAATTTTCCTAAGTTTGAGTTTCTATTACTACAATGGACAATTAAAGCAGTCACTAGACCTATGCTCGCCGTTGACTATGAGATGCTAGACAAGTACGTTGTTGAGCTAGATGAGCGTCGAGAACAGATGCTTAAAGATGCCGGTATAGCGATAGAGGTTATCATGTCAAACCCTAAGTTTGCTGAAGCGCTTAGAAACTTAGGCGTTGAACCTCCAATGAAGACTAGTCCTAGAACTGGTAAGCCGACTTACGCTTTTTCCAAGCAGGACAAAGGTATCACGGATCTATTGGAACATGAGGACGTTAGGGTACAAGCGATAGTGAGCGCTAGACTGAAATTGAAATCGACTATTGAACAGACTAGAGCTCAGCGGTTGAGCGCGATTGGTAAGACCGGTTTATTACCTGTACCTCTTATTTATTATGGCGCTCACACCGGTCGCATGAGCGGAGGTGGAGGAATTAACTTACAGAACTTGACTCGCGGGTCAAAGCTACGTAAGAGCCTTGTCGCCCCTCCCGGAAAAGCTCTAGTCGTGGGTGATAGCTCACAAATTGAAGCTAGAGCCTTGGCTTGCGTTGCTGGACAAGAGGACTTGATGGAGGTTTTCCGCAAAGGGTTAGACCCGTACTGCGATATGGCGTCTTTCATCTATGATAGAACCATTACTAAAGCTGACGAAGATGAGCGTTGGTTAGGCAAGGTAACAGTGCTAGGCGCGGGCTACGGTATGTCCGCTAGAACGTTCTTTGAGTTCTTAAGGACGCAGGGTAAGCACTTATCAATGGAGATGTGTGAGCGGGCGATTAACGCGTACAGAAAGAAAAACGATAAGATAGTCCAGTTCTGGGATACTTGTGATAAGGCTTTACCGCTCATTGTTGAGGGTATCAAGCGATCACTCAGCACTGAAGTGTACGTTATGACTGGTAAAAATACAATACATTTACCAACTGGTTTACCCTTGTTCTACCCTGATCTGAGTTACAGTTCTAGCGAGCGCCGATATAGCTACGCTGCTCGAGGTGAAGGTAGGTCAGGTATTTATGGCGGTTTGATAACTGAAAACATTGTTCAGGCGCTGGCTAGGCATATCGTTATGGAGCAACTTCTTATCGTGAATGAGAGTTATCCTGTCGCTTTAACTGTACACGATGAACTCGTTTGCGTAGTTGATGAAGCTGAGGCTAAAGACGCTAGAGACTACATTGAGCAGGTAATGTCAACACCGCCTAAGTGGTGGCCCGAGTTACCAGTCAAGGCTGAAGTTAAGCACGGTTTTATATACGGAGAAATAAAATGACTGAAGTTAGAACCCCTACAGTTTGGCTTGTCAGCTATGATAGGCGACGAGATTATTCAGCTGCTGATGCGTATGGAGACGTTAGGCACGTGTTTTCATCCATAGGTAGAGACTTTAACGGTCGTGCAGCGATAGAGCACGCTAGAAACGTACTACGTTCCATGCACCCTGATGACTATCTAGTGATGGCCGGCGATCCCGCTTTATGCTCTATATGCGTCACGGTTGCAGCTGAGTTGCTTGGCACTTGCTTGCTTTTAAGATGGGATAAGAACAAATTGTCCTACAGTGAGCTACGTTTAAATTTTTAAAAATAATTTTTAAAAAAACCCCCGCGCCGTTAAATTTTAGGTTATAATTAACGGACAGCATAACTTTATAACCTAGGAGAACTTAAATGAGTGATTGGCAAGAAGCGTTAATTAAGGGTAAGCAAGAACTGCCCCCACGTATCTGTATCTTTGGAGGACACGGTATTGGTAAAAGTACTTTAGCAAGTCTTTTCCCTCGCCCTATCTTTATTTCAACTGAGGACGGTTTAGCATCATTAGATGTCACATCTTTCCCTCGCGCTGAAACTATCTCAGACGTAGCTAGTAATATCAAAACACTTATCAAAGAAGAACATGACTTTAAGACTGTTGTCCTTGACACGGTTGACTGGTTAGTTGAGCCTTTGATCACTTCTGATATTGAAAGCCGTCATGATGAGAAAGCCCTAGCGTATGGTAAGGGTCAAATGATGATTGCTGAAGCGTTTCGTGAAATACTTAGCGGTTTTGACGCGCTACGCAAGCGTCGTGACATGAATGTCGTTTTACTCGCTCATGCGGCGGTGACTCGTTATGAGGATCCCCGTTCCGAACCGTACGATCGTTATCAACCTAAACTGCCTAACCGTTGCAATGCCATTCTCCAAGAATGGGTCGACGTGTTAGCGTTTGCCGGCTTCCGAGTGATTATTAAGCAATCAGACTCGGGCTTCGGCAATAAAACTACGCGTGGTGTGACTACCGGTGAGCGCCTGCTTCACTTGGTGGAAAACCCTGCGTACGTGGCGAAAAATCGCTACGCATGTCCGGACACTATCCCAATGGTGTACGAAAAGCTCATCGAGAGCATTCCTGTTAAACTTTGATCGGAGAACTTATAATGGCTAATTTTGGATTTGATTTGAGCGGTATCGATGCTGATGCTGGCGGTTCTGGTAACTATGAGCCTATTCCTGACGGTGAGTACCAGTTAATGTGTGAAGAAGCGGAACAACGTCAAACGAAAGCAGGTACGGGTTATTATATCCGTGCAAAGTTTCGTGTATTGGGTCCTACAAATGCAAACCGCATTATTTTCATGAACTTCAATACTCACAATCCTAGCGCTAAAGCTGAGGAAATTGGACGTCGTCAATTAGCAGGCTGGGCTCGCGCTTGCGGCTTGCCTAACGCGGGTGATTCAGATCAGCTTATCAATCGTCCTTTCAGCGCTGATGTTGGTACTGAAAAGGGTACCGGTGATTATGGTCCTCAAAACATTATCACAAACTTCAAAGCCCCAAACGGCGTTTCAGCTCCTACACCTGCAAGAGCTACCCCTCCTGCGGCTGCCTCCAGTCCTGCGGCTACCCCTTCTAAGCCTTCTGGCAAAAAAGCACCTTGGGATGATTAATTGAATTGTCCTCACTGCAATGCTTGGAGTGATGTCAAAGAGAGCCGATTCCGCGGAACTTACACGTATAGGCGTAGGGAATGCGCGAACGGCCACCTCTTTACAACTCATGAAAAACCCGTAATGAAAGAAGCTAATGGCAGTAATACCAAAAGAAACAGAAGCGTTAGAAAACCTGATCTACAAAGCGTACGAGAAAAATAATAGCAAAGCGCTGATGCTAACGCGTATAGGCGCGTCTGGTATCGGTGAAGAATGTCTAAGATCTATCTGGTACGACTGGAGGGGTTTTCATAACGATCAGCCTGAGGGTAGAATGCTTAGATTGTTTAAAACTGGCTACATTCAAGAGGATCGCGTTATACAAGATCTAAAAGATGCTGGCCTCGATGTTTGGGAAGTTGACCCTGAAACTGGTAAGCAGTGGACTTATACGGCAGCGAGCGGGCATTTTGTCTGTAAAACTGACGGGGTAGTTCGTGGAGTACCTACAGCAGAAAAGACACCCCATGTTATTGAGATCAAATCATCTAATGTAAAAGGTTTTAAAGAGCTACAGTCTAGAGGAGTAAAAGAAGCTAAACCTCAACACTACTGGCAGATGCAAGCCGGTATGTGGCTATCGGGTTTGACTAGAGCGTTGTATATCGCTGTTTGTAAAGACGACGAAAAGTTTTACATCGAGCGTGTGCAAAAAGATGAGTCAACGATAACTGAGATAAAAAACAAATTAGCAAAGCTGATCACTTCAACCATGCCTCCTATCCGTATCGCGGAAAAAGAAGGCGATTGGCGCTGCAAATTTTGCGATTCTCATAGCGTATGCTGGGGTAAAGAGGCTCCACTTCAAAATTGCCGTTCTTGCCAATACTCTGTCCCCTCAGATGATGGCGCTTGGTTTTGTGAGAAGTTCAATGAAGCTTTAGAGTACGGTAAACAGCTGAAAGGATGTGACTTATGGACGTCATTCTAAAAACTTACGTCGGGGTTGATCCTGGCTTAACAGGCGCTATCGCTGTACTTCACGGTGATAAAGCTGAGGTATATGATATCCCAACGATGAAAAAGGGTGACGGCGCGGTTAAGTACGAAATAGACCCTAGCGGTATGCATTTGGTTTTGAATGTAGCTCTAGGTACTAAACTTAATGCGAAGGCTGCTTTGGAGCGTGTTAATTCAATGCCCGGACAGGCTGCATCGTCAACTTTCAGTCTAGGCGATTCTTTCGGCGTTTGCCGTTCAGTTTTAACGCTCTCTAAGCTTCCATTGACCTATGTTACACCTATGGCTTGGAAGAAGTATTTTAAGCTGACTAAGGAAAAAGAGGAAGCCAGAGCGCTGGCTATCAAACTCTATCCTGGTGTAGAGCTTCACTTGAAAAAACATATCGACCGCGCTGAGGCGTTGTTGATAGCAACTTACTTAAAGGAAACAGATAATGCCAAAACCGTTTGACGCTGACTTGATCGCCAAAGCGAAAAATCAAGTCGATTTACAAAGAGAACACTATACCCGCAAACACGCTGATGATGACCATTGGGTTGATCTAGCACGCGAAGCTTCTGTCACGCTTCCTATGTTTTATGTACGCCCTTCCGATGCTGCAGTGAAAGGGCTACTTCGTAAACTCAACATCAGTTGGATACACTACATTGAAGCTTACGGTTGGGAGACTACAGCTGAGTTTGAGGCTCTTAATCCTAAGTTCAGCATGCGCCCCCTCGCCGGTCTTATCTTAGAACTCTGGGATGAGCGCCGTCGTTCACTTGAAGCTTGCGAATCAGCTGCGGCTTACCGTGGTTTACGTCGTGGTAAAGCGAAGCCAAAACTTCCTAAGTACCCACGTGGGTTGGCCAAAGCACGCAGAGAACCGTTAAAAGTTGAATAGTTTAGCTGCTTCAAGTGTTTTTAGCTGTTTATTAACGAAGCGGTTAAAAATTGAGTTATAATTTAATCATATCAATAACTAGGAACTAAAGATGCATGTACCCCATAGCGTAATCCAAACCGTTCGTAACGGTAACTCTGTAAAACGATGGCATACTAGGCGTATGCTGACAACTGATACGGTTGGTGAACATACGGCTAACGTTTTGATCATCTTACTTATGATACATCCAAATCCAAGTAAGTCTTTGATCTACGCTACGCTCTTACACGATACCGCTGAGCAGTGGACGGGCGATGTTCCCGCTACAGCTAAATGGCAGTCACCTCAATTGAAAGGCGCTTGCGATGAGTTAGAAACTCAGATGCTAGCTGATAATTATCTAACGATCCCGCATCTAACTGATGAGGAAGCGTTGACGCTGAAGTGGGCTGACATGCTAGATCTTTTGTATCGTTGTTTAGATGAGATTGAGCTTGGTAACTCTACGATGCGTGAGGTGTTTGATCGGGGTATAAACTACCTCAGAACTCTAAAAGAGCATAAGCAAGGGTTGATTCTGTTGGAAAATTTAATTAAGGAGCGTAAGTATGTCGCAAAAAGCTATGTCTGATTTAGAGAAAGGTTTGAACGGTGTCACATCGGCTGATATCAGGGGCTTAGTCAAAGCTGAGCAATCTTATGGTGATTCATGGAAAAAGCGAGGTGGGGTTGGCGCTTTCATGATGCTAGCACGTAAATGGGATCGCCTTGAGAATCACGTCAAGAAGTACAATTATGATATCTTTCAAGCAATCTGTGCTGACCTTCGTTCTGAGGGTATTATCGATGATATTCGTGACTTACGTCGTTATTTGCTTTTGGTTGAAAATCATGTGAATGATAAGTCTATTCCGCAACTTGATAAAGAAGGTGAGGCTAATAGTGGGTACACTAACCAAGATAGGTAAGCCTATCAAATTTGAAATAAGCTGTTTAAATGAGGCAGAAGCTGAGCGTATCTATGATGAGATCGCAGAAGCTATGAAGACTTACGGTTGGGAGGCTCCAATACAGATTTGGACTGATATGCCAGACCCTAAAAAGCCTGATGAAGTCTTTCACTACATTAGATTAGGAGAGTGGGCCAATGGGTTCGATGCTTAAAGAGGCGTTACTTATCCCGCTGAAGGTAGTATTTTTTGTAATACTTTACCTTGCGGTTTATCAGCCAGCTTCTCTAGGATGGCTACTAGCTTACTTTGCGTTTCTGTACGTCTTATTTAAGATTATCAGGAAGTACAGACCGTAAGTTTTCTTTGGTTTTTTCAAGCAACTGTTGGCGCTCTGTAGGAGACATTTTGTATAGATCGCGACCCGCGTTGTATGCAGCAGTTCCTAGAGCTCCAACTCCTGCAGCAGTTGCTATTTCAGGCGCTAATAGACCCATCGCCCCTACAGTTGCTAACCCGCCTAGACCCGCTCCAAGTCCTGAAATCGCGCTTCCAGTCGTGTCACCGTGCCTAAAACGATTTATCGCATCTTGAACGTCTAGAGCGGTTCCTGCCCCGCCTAGAGCAGAGCCAGCGACTCTAGCTGCAGATTTAAGTAACGGTAGAGCGCCTTGTACCGTTTTTTGAACTGCTCCTCTAATTCCTGGAGAAAACTCATACTGGCTTATATCTATTCTAGGAGACATGCCTGTAGGAGCTACTCCCTGAGCTACTGGATCAACCACTGGAACTTGCTTATATCCAATACCAGAAGGATTTTGAACTCTAACGCTGCTAGGATACGTTGGACGACCGTGAACATCTTTTACAGCTTCTTGAACATCGTGCTGACTAACGATAGTTCTACCAGTTAAGTCTTCAAGATCTTTAATAGGAACATCTTGATACTGCTTACCTAGCATCTTATTTAGGTAGGTTTGTAAGCTAGCAGGAGAGTTTGGATTGAATGAGTCTATGTAGCGTTTAAGCCCTAAACCCGCTTGAGCTCCTGCGCCAGCTTCAAGTCCTGCTTTGGCTCCAGTTAATCCTGAGGTCAGCGCTTCTTGAGGTGTAACATTACTAAACGGTACGGGCATCTCTTTATCAGGAACTCTAGCATCATTTACCGATGTATTAACGACAGGGGAAGGTAGTTCACCCCCGACTCGCTTATGCATGTTGATTAAGTAATTTAGAGTTTCATCAGGCAATTTACTAACATCACCTGTTTTTATAAATTCATGGTGAGGACCGGCATTCCAAGCAGCTAAAATCTTTGTAGCATCAGGTCCAATATTTGGGTTTTGAATGTAGTTTTTGAACTGCTTTATAGCGCCGTTCATGTTTTGATCAAGATCTAATGGATCAGTTATACCTAACTCTTTAGAGGTATCAGGCATAAATTGAAAAAGTCCTTGAGCTTTTTGACCTTTGTATCTGCCTTCTTTGATCTCAGGACCTTCAGCATTAGGTCTCAAACTGCTTTCATGAAAAGCAAGTGGTACGATCAGGTCAGGATTTAATCCTGCGCTCAAGGCTTTTTTAGATAAAACATCAGCTACATATAACTGAGTGTCATTCAGTTTAGAAGGGTCAAAAGTAGTTATTTGGTCAGCCATTTTAGCCTCTATTGAGGAGTTTGTTTCAGCTTGTCACGTCTTGCTTTTTCAGCTTCTAAACGTTGTATTATTGATCCAGAGGGAGCTTCTTGAGTTGTTCCTGCAGCTACGGGCGCATTTGTAGGTTGTCCTGCGGCATAGGCTTTTCCATGAAGTTCGTACGCTTTTTTGTATTCAGGTTGAGTGTAAAACTGAGAATATGTAACTCCCCGTTCTCTATTCAATTTATCAAAAAGATCATGTTGTTCAACATCCCAAGCAGCCCTGTTTTTAAACTCATTGAGTTTGCTTTGGAAAGCGCCATACATATCATCTTGTGAGCTAGGATGTAAACTTTGAGCAAACCGAAGTCTAAAGTCTGAGACTCTAGCGCTTCCGGGCATACTCTTCATGTACTCTGCTTCAGCGATACCGCGTTGTCCATCAATATCGTTAATAGCATTAATCAATTCATCATCACCACCGACTCTACGAATAGCACTTTGCATCGCAGCAATAGATTTTTCACTATGATCGCCTTGCAAAAACGATGATACAACGTCAGCGACATCGCCTTTTTTGAAAAGACCGAGTTGAGATTTTACTCCTGGTTTATCCAATATCGTTTGAATACGCTCATAAACAGGAAGCATAGCTTCACCGGCTCGCCTATTACTCAAAAGAGTTTGAGCGCCTCCTACATCTGCTGAAGCTTGTTTTGTTCCGGTTTCTTTTCTGGCTGCTGCCTCAACATCATGATCTTCCAATGTTTTTGGGGCTCCCCGCTCATTTGTTCCAAACATTTTTGTTAACATTTGAACTTGAGCTGCTTCAGGCGCTTTATTAAAATTTTCATACTCTTGTGCCGTCATACTAAACCTACCAAAAGGCGTGGTGTACGTTTTCTGCTCTTGTCCGGGTATAGACTGGTCAGTGATGTATTTTCCAGTTTTTTGGTTAAATACAACTCCATTTTGAGCTATCAAATAATTAGGCAAGCCTTGCTTAGCAGCTTCAGTCAAAAGACTAATACGCTCTTTATCTTCTGGATGAGCAGCTGCGTAGTTAAGCGCGTCCTGCATCGTTAACGATCTTGGAGTTTTAGTATCATTAGGATGGACATCAGCACCGACTAAAGTAACGCTACTAGGAGCGCTCGGCTCTGCAGGAGAAGGATTATTAGGACTAGCGACTGCGGTTGTTCCGGCAGTTGTAGAAGGTTGACCGCCGATCAATTTAGTAAAGTCTTCCTGCGCTTGCGATTGCTTACCAAGTTCATACTTTGATTTAATCAAATCAAGACGGGCTTTTGCTAATGGAATTTGATTCTTTTGCTGTTCTTCTTGGTAACGACCAACAACGTTACCTACGTTACCAAGTGACTCTCCAAAACTACCGGTACGTCCTGGGTTTAAAAACGCTCCAGCGATCTGGAACCAAGGAACTTGAGAACCTTGATTGGCTTGTCTGTCAATAACCGACTGATATTGATTCAAGGCTTGCATGTACTGCTGCATCGGGCTTGCTTGAGCAGGCATAGCTGGCGAAGCTGATGGCAATGCGCCTGCGGGAGCTCGTACCGGAGCTTGAACTGGAGCAGCGACTTGAGCCGGCGCAGCATTAGCAAGCGTTGGTCCTGAAGTGTTTAAAGCGCTGCTTTGAGGATTTCCAGATACGTAACTTCCCCACGTTGGAGGATCTACATTTATCGCGGAATCCAATGGAGATGTTGTGATTTCTTGCGCCATAATTTATCCTTAACCGCCGGTAATGCTGTTTAATATCTTTTGGCCAGCCGTTGAACTCGCTGCGTTTGTCAACGCATTCACGATACCGGCTCCAGTAGATGCAACTCCAAGTGCTGTAGACAGAGGAGACGTTTGATAAGCGCCAGGTATGGGTCCTGTGTACGTTTGAGAAGTTGCGGTTGGTATAGTTTGACCTTGTAATAACGAACCGTATTGTTGTAAAGCCGTAAGCGGATAGTTGATACCCGCTTGGGTCAAGGCTTGTTGTTGAGCGCCGATAGTCGCGTTTGCGTTGATAGCTGCTAGAGCATCGGACTGCTGTTGTTGAGCGGCAGCTGCCTGTTGTTGTGCGGCTGCTAGCTGATTTGCTTGTTGCGTGTTTGTTAGTGCACCTAAAGACTGTCCTGCAGCTAGTTGATTAGCAGCTTGATTTTGAGCAGCTGTAAGCGCTTGTCCATAGCCTGTTTGCTCAGCTGCGGCTTCTTGCGCTAAAGCTGTGGTATCAGCCGATGAAATACCTTGAGCTAGGGCTTGAGCTCCGCGCTGCGATCCAAACTGCCCTGATCCTACAGCACCGCCAGTGATCGCGGGCGATAAGTTTTGAGCAATGTTCTGTTGATTTAGCGCTTGTATGGAGTTTACAACGTTTTGCGTGTAAGGATCCATGAACTGTCCAATTTGACCAGCTACATTAGTACCTTGAGTCAAATATGGTTGCGCTACACCAGGAGCGTTTAACCCTAAAGCGCCTTGCGTTGTTTGCCCTGCTTGCGTTAGTCCTGGTTGATATGTTTGTCCAGCAGCTTGTACTCCAGAAAATGCGGCTTCTTGATTTGCTGTATTTGGAGCCGAATACATATTACCAAGAGCTGATGCACCTTGAGTAGTCAAAGTGTTTAAATAATCTTGATAAAACTGAGGCAGCGTTGTAGATTGGGCTTGCGTCGTTGTAATATTGGGTAAAGCGCCCCCCTGCGTTGCTGAACCGCTAGACGAGCCTGCGTTTGCTAGCGTAGCGGGAGTCGGCGTAAAAGCATTAGTCGTCGTAGTCATTTGTGTTTACCTTTTAAGTATTCAAGCGGACTTTTCGCTTTGGGGGGTATTTTATCAATAGGAGCGCTACGTTTATGTTTACGTATCGCTTCTCTCATCTTGTCTAAAGCCTCAGCACCTGCTTTATTAGACCCATCGCCTAGAGCGGACACGGTGTCAGCATCAAAAACATACTCGCCATCAGCGAGCATAGCGGGGATATCATCGCTTTGTCCAGTTCCTGGACCTTGTACATGCTTACCTAACCCGCCGGTTCTAAATAGAGCTTTTCCATTATAGTTTGGATGATGGTGGTCTGGCACTCTTTCTTTGATCACTTTTACAAAATCAGGATCAAACTTATCTAAGTCGTTTTTAACTTTACCGCCTTTAGCATATCCCGATGTTGGAGAAAGTTCTCCTTGGTATTCGTGTGACATGATGTTACCTAACGCACCCTGAGAAGGTGAGTACGTTGGAACGATGCTAGTCATCAAACCCGATAAGGGATCAGCCCAAGCAGTTGTTTTTGAAGCTCCAATTTTTGAAACTCCAGGATTAAGCGTTTGATTCCAAGGACCTGAGCTAGAACCACCTGTAGTCCCGCCTGAAGCGGTTACTGGTATAGAGCCTGAAGAGTTTGTTAACGATGATGCTAGTTTTGCCGCGGCAGCCGCATCTGCAAGTCCTGAAGTTCCCGCTAAAGCAGCAGCTTGAGCAGCTGTAAGACCTTGAGTTGCATTAGCGGCAACACCCGCAGCCGCAGCTGCAGAAGCAGCTTCTGGGGTCATTCCAGCAGCTATGTTAGCAGCGACAGGATCAGTCGCTATCGCTAGATCACCTGCAGTTGCTCCTGCGGTAGGTACAAATGCTGTATTTGCTAGATCAACAGGTAAAGACCCGCCCGCTGTAGCTCCTGCCGCTGCTGGTAGAGCTCCTGATGCTGCTTCAGTTCCGGCTTGTCCTAACCCTAAACCCGTCAATCCGCTCGCCTCATCTGCAGCCGCAGCAGAAGTAGCGCCAGTCGCAGTAGATGCGGGAATAACATCAGCACCTAAAGTGTCAGTTCCGACTGTGTCTAATAATTCAGGAGCGTAAATCGCAGCAGCGACTAAAGCTGCGTCTTTTACAAAAGGATTATTGTTAAAAAACCCTCCTGGTGATCCTGGATTATATGTCAGATTTTGTGTTGCACTTGAAATGGGAGAAGTTGAACCTGTTTTGGGATCAACTGTGAAAAAATAATTTAAAGAGCCTCCAGTGCCATCACCGGAGGTCACTGCATAAGTGTTTGGAGCTGGGGTAACTAGATTACCTGATGCATCCTTATAAGGCTGTGTAACTGGTACAGGTGTAAAGCCTTGACTAGCGATATCATTTATATTGCCGGAGGAGTTGACGGCCAGCATCACATTATCCAACCCAGCCGTTTTAATTTGAGCTTGGTTGCTGTACGGGCTTAAAAGATCGGATAGTGATGGAGTTGTAGATGCTGTCATGATTAAATCTTATTTGGAACTGCTAAATTCATTGAGCCCGTCATCTGTTCTGCCCAATCTCTCCAGTTAGTAAAACCTCTTGGATCAGGACAACCTGATTGAGTAAAGTAGCCGATTCCGGCCAACGCGCTCGCCCAAAGTGTCCATTCATTTTCAGGAACAGTTCCAAGTTGATTTGCCGCAAATAACTCAGCCATACGTGCGCACCACGTATCCCAAGTCAAATCACGTGAATCATATACAATAGCCATTATGGGTTACCTGTTCCGCGAACGTCGCCGGTTGTGACGGACAATAGGTTTTTACCCATCTGGTATGTGCCATTATAGGTGTTAGATTCAAAACGAAGCCGCATCTCACGACGTTGCTCACGCATATCAATTTTTAAAGTTCCTGGGGTGAAATTATAAGGGCTAGACGGCTGGTCAACGTCATCAGCATAACCCTTACCAGTTACGATCACGTCCATTTCACCGCTTTGTACAAAATCAGGCTCAATACGCTCTAAACGAGTCCATAAATTGTCTCCTGGCTGTTGTACAGAGCCGACTAAACCGCTCAAAGTACCTAGACTTGGAGTTTCAAAAGCTGAATATACAGCATCTACATTAGTCAAATACACTTGATCAACGCCTGATTCATGCTGCCAAAGAGTATAAAACTGTTTAAGAGTTACGTTTACAGTTAAATTCGATCCAGTAGCCGGCGCGATAGCCGTCGTTGTTAGCACCCCTGAAAACGTATTAGTGTAAGACCCACCGTTTATGATTGATAAACCTGTTATCACTCCGCTAGAAACGCTAGTCACTAAAAATGTAGCTTGAGTACCCGCTCCACCGTTTAGCGTTATACGGTTATTTACTGCATAACCGGTACCTCCACTAACGATAGTCACTGCTGTAACTTCATAACCAGACGGTACATTACCCGCCCAGATCGGTTTAGGAAACACCTCAGAAAACGCGCCTGCAGATCTCTGAGCGCCTACAGCTTGCCCCGCATCGTACCATGTTTTTTCACGAACATTGTATATGATTGCGTCTGTGCACTCAGTAGCATCTCCCTTAGGATAGAACCACCATATTTCTCCAAAACGAGGTACTTTTGAGCACCATACTTTTTGGCGTTGAGTGTAGTTTAAATTGTCAAAAAAGTAGTTTTGATTTGTATCATTGGGTATTTCTTGTACAACGCCGTTATACATCAAAAAGCGGTCAACTCCTACCCAATAGTAAATACCATCATACTCAATAACAGAGCTAGACGACATGATTGAAGTTTGGCTACTGATCAGGTCATAAGACCAGTAAAACGTTTGCCCGCCTGCGGTTGTTGGTGCGTAGCTAACGCGAATAAGAGCGTCAAGAGCCCAGAACAATCCGCTAGGCGAGGTGGTACCTCCGCGAATAGGTAAGCCTTTTACAATTTTACCAGTCGCTACGTTGTTAGAGTTTGCATCTGGTGATACCCAATTACTAAAATCACCGGCTGAGCAGTTTTGTATTAATCCGTTATTCCCGTATACAAATAAGTACGGGTGGATCATAACGCAACCGCCTGAAACCGCGATGTTGTTATCAAAAGTAACCGTCGTTGAACCTGAGCCGGTAGCAGCGATAGACAATGTAACGCTAGTTCCAGATACCAGAGTCACAACCGTCCCGCTGGCTATATAAGTGCCGGTTACAGTTTGCCCTGCTGCTATACGAATATTACTAGCTGCTAGAGTCAGCGTTGTTGTACCATTAGCTGTAGCTGATGCTGTAAATACGCCCACTTTTGACATCGAGGGGCTGCCAAACGTTCCGGGAAACTGACCGTATAAAACTGGCGTATTTACAGTTGAGTCAATGTTTGCTAAGTTTTGCCCAGGATGAGCGACTAGGTTATTATTTGCTCCGCCGGTGGAGTCATAACCGATATCAAATTGCCAGAGGTTGTTTACACTAGAGGTAAAATTCGACAGGCTATATTGCGTTGGTCCAAAACCGGTACCGTCATCATTGTCAGTTTGCCATTGTTCCAAACCGCTTGAGTAACCGGAAACGATATAGTTGAGTCCGTTATTAGAGGTCATTTGCATACCTCTTGATATACCGCTAGCATCTAAAAAGATGCCTTTATAGCCTCCAATTTTACGCGGACGCCCGCGTTGAAATCGAACCCAGACCCCGTCTACATAACGATTGGTGTCGAACTGAGTTCCATCTCTTTGCACTCCAGGAGCAGGAGCGAGGGCTATGACTTTTGCGGTCAAAACGAGCCTCCATTAATACCTAGAGGTACTACCAAACCGGTGGAAGAAAATGTAGCTACATTTGAACCTGAAATTGTAACTCCTACTTGCCCGCTTGTCGGCTGATAAAACCCAGTCGTTAAGTCGCCAACGTAGTTAAATGTAGGTGTAGCAGCTGAGCCAGGAGCTAATGTAATAGAGGTGTTTGTATAAGATCCAGCAGAATACGTGTTTGCGTTGTATACATTTGTTCCATCACAAATGGCGATAACAGACTGGTTAGGGTTAATCGCTAAAATCGCTCCACCTGAAGCTACAGTTCTAAATGATAGAGTGTAGGATCCAGTAGTGCTATTTGTGATTGAATATAGTTGAACTGTAGACGGTAAATAAACGGTTTGATTTGACGTTAGAGTACCGCTATATGTTTGTATCGTGTTAGAGGCTTGAGCTGAGGTTAGAGTTAATGAACCTCCAGTAACAGTCAAAGCGAGTTGCGTATACGCAAAAGTGTTTGACCGCCCGTAGCCGTACGTATTCCAACCGCTAGCACCATTAGATACTATCACTAAAGATTCTGTCAGCTGCAACTGTTGCGTTGAATTACTATTGATTGTATCTGTGCCCGATGGGGTTATAGTCACAATCCCTGATCCGTCATTAGCAATCATGCAAGACCAGCCGTTACCAACTAAGGCGCTAGAGGGTAAGTTGATAACCCCTGCTCCAGTATTCCAAACTAAAAATGATGATTGATATGTTGAGTTTATAGTAAAAGGCGTTGAATTAATGAAAGTAACTGGGTTATTTTCATTTAGAGTCAGTCCTGAGGCAGCTAACCCGTAACCGGCGAGTTGTGCTGCGTTTGCCGATGTAGTGCTAGCACCAAAAGTGACGGCTGCCCAAATACCTTGTACAGTTGTATTATCTGTAAGCCATATAAACTGAGATACACCTGATAGAACCGTTACGATACTACCGCCGTTATTATCAAACACATTAAAAGGGTTTGAGCCTGTGTTTCTAACGAGAACTGATTGTCCAGTAGATACCTGAGTAGCAGGGGGCAATAAAATAGCTAGACCGGTTGTAGTCGCTGTAACGTCTAAAATACTACTGATGGGTGTATTCGTGTTACCATTGATAGGCCACTGAAGAGTAGTATTTGAGCTAATTGTGATAGACTCATAACTAATAGACGAAGGCGATATCGTTTGTCCAGTAAAAGGGTTGACGTATGATGTCATAATTAAGAGTCCTGTGCAACGGTTTGACGATCAACCAATCTAAGCTGATCTTCAGTTTTCAACGCGCTCATCGCTTCTTGGAAAAGCTGCTCCCAGACTTGAAGTCTAGAGTCGTCTTTTAAGAACGTTGCCGTTTGTTTTAAAGTGCCGAACAGCATAGCATTAGGCGCGTTTTGAGTCAACCAGTTTGTTTGATTATCTGAAGCTAGAGGCTGTAAACGAGTATAACATAGAGCTTCAAACGAGTAGGCTTGGTTTGGAGTGGGCGCAACAAACCAGTGATCGTAGTCATAATCAGCATAATATAGAGGCTGATCAGTTGCAGAAACGTTAGGCCAGTAATTATTTAAATACTCTAGCTTACGTAAAAAGATAGGTTGTTTTTGACCTGAGGCGCTTACTAACGTCATTGATACCGTTTTACGCCATCTAGCCGGTTTGGCTATTATCGGGTTTCCTGCGTTCATAACCGAATCAACTACCTCTAGCTGGCCTAAAGTCTTAATGACTTGAGCGATTTCAAATTCAGCTAGAGTTATCGCCGTCGGTATATAATTGACGACTGCTGCGTCTGAACGCTCAAGGTACTGAAGCACCGTAGAGGTCAAACTATCATAAGTCAATACAAAAGACGGCGTAGTCATGAGATAAACCTCAAATTTTTGCTAAATTATAACTCTTTTAAGCTGATAAGATGGTAAGAGCTTTGCTTGTCAAATGTTTACGCTCCTCTAAACCGTTTAACCCACCATTTACCACTTTACATAAGCCTTCTTCATTACCTGC